AGATGGCAGGAAGTTTGGCTTAAGTCCAATACCTGATAAAGTTTACAACATACATTTCTATGCGTTTGACAAGCCTACAAAGCTTTCAGCACACGGAGACACAGTTGTATTCCCAGAACAGTACACAAATATTATTACTGCTAGAACAAGATATTACATTTGGCAGTTTAAGGAGAGTCCACAACAAGCAGCGTTTGCTATGGACGATTATAAGAAGGCAATGAGAACTATGAAGTCTAACTTAATTAATCCAACTCCTCGTGCAATGACAGACGATAGACGATACTTTTAATTTATGGCAGCATCACAACCCTATACAGTTGCATGTTCCGGTGGTTTAGTTAAAGCAACCAATCAAATTGAATTGCTTAAAACTCCGGGGGTAGCAACAGACCTAAGAAACTTTGAAGTTTCTATTAAAGGTGGGTATAGGCGTATTAATGGTTACAGTAGATTAGGAGCTGGAGACGCAGCTCTAGTAACTGGAAGCATAGATACAATTCATGGGGTTATACCTTATGGAGATGGTGTTATAGCTTGTGCAAGTACAGGTATATTTTTTAGTCAAGACGGTGAAAGCTGGTTGAACGTAAGTAGAAGTTCAGTAGATGCTGGTGGTGATAACTATACAGCCTTTACAGGGCGTAGTACACTTACTAGAACAAGTCAAGGAAAGATTAGCTTTTCTTTATTTGAAGGTGCTACATTTGATTATGGACTATTAATTATTTGTGATGGAGCTAACAAACCTTACTTTTTTAGAATGGAAGGTACCGGTGCTAACATCAATACAAGAACTTTCTTTAGTGGTGAAATAACTGTAACAGGTACTAAGTTTGCAACACACTCTGAAATACACGATAAACATTTAATTGTAGCAGGTGTTGAAGATAATTTAAGTACAGTATTTTATAGCACACTATTAGACCCTACAACTTTTAATGGTACTGGTTCAGGTTCGATAACTTTATCAGACCAGATAGTAGGAATTAAAAGTTTCCGTAATGAACTTTTTATATTTTGTAGGAATAGTATATTTAAACTCCAAGATATAAACGGTACAGCAGCAGTAATTCCAGTAGCAAAAAGCATTGGTTGTCTCTCAGGATACAGTATTCAAGAGATAGGTGGTGACCTTATATTCTTAGCACCCGATGGACTAAGAACAGTTGCTGGTACAGCGAGAATTGGAGATGTTGAATTAGGTACAGTTAGTCAAGCTATACAACCTATTATTACACAGTTAGCAGAAAATATTGATAAGTATATAATTTCAAGTGTTGTTATTAGAGAAAAGTCTCAGTATAGATTATTTTATGCAGACACAAACGTTGCAAATTCAGCACAAGAAGGAATTATAGGAACACTGAGACCAAACGGGTTTGAGTGGTCAGAAACAAGAGGAATAGAAGTAACCAGTATAGGAGCTGGATTTAATCAAAATGGTGTTGAAAAATATTTTCATGGTGATACTGATGGCTACGTGCTTGTGCACGATTCAGGCAATGACTTTAATGGGTCTGATATACTTGCTAGATATTCCACTCCAGACTATGACTACGGAGACTTAGGAACTTTAAAAACTTTACACTATGTTAGGGTATCTGTATCGGCAGAAGGAACTGTAACTCCAGAACTTCAAGTTAAATATGATTTTGGTAGTTCAGATATACCTCAACCAGCAAGTAATTTTTCTTTTGGAACAGTTAATGCACCTGCAATATTTGCAGAAGCTGTTTTTAACACAACGGTATTTGGAGCTTCACAGTCACCTATGATAAGAATACCCGTACAAGGAAGCGGAACTAGTACTAACTTTACAGTTCTAACAGAAGACAACAAAGCACCATACAAAATAAATGGTTTATATATAGATTTTATACCGTCAGGTAGGAGATAGAAAAATGGCAGGTTACATAAGACAGAGTTCGTTCGTTGATGGGGACACAATTACTGCTGCATTATTTAATAATGAGTTTAATCAAATGCTTAATGCATTTAGTAATACAGGTGGACACAAACACGATGGTACAGCAGCCGAAGGTCCTGTTATAGGATTAATTGGAGACGCAGGAGAAACTGCTCCCAATAACAAAGTATTAATAGATACAACCAATAACTTTATTGAGTTTTATGTACAAGTATCAAGCAACCCTGTACAGCAGTTATACATAGCCGATGGTGCTATCATACCTGTCACAGACAGTGACGTTGACTTAGGTACAACCTCTTTAAGATTTAAAGATACTTACACTGATACAATTACCACAACTGGTAATGTCGGTATAGGTGGTAATCTAACAGTTACAGGTACTACAACTTTTAACGGTGGCACAATCACTATGGGTGATGCAGCTACTGATAACGTAGTCTTTGGTGCTGACATTGATTCTAATATTATCCCTGATGATGATAACACTTATGATTTAGGTAGTACTTCCCAAGAGTGGAGAAACCTTTACATAGATGGTACAGCACATATAGATACACTAGACGTAGATATAAACGCTACTGTTGCAGGAACTTTAGGTGTTACAGGTGTATTGACTGGCTCAAGCTTAGATATCTCTGGAGACATTGATGTAGATGGAACAACTAACTTAGACGTTGTTGATATAGATGGTGCAGTCGATATGGCTACTACACTTGCAGTTGCAGGTAACGTAGACTTTAACGGTGATTTAGATGTTGACGGTACCACTAACTTAGACGTAGTAGATATTGACGGAGCTGTTGACATGGCTACAACTCTTGCAGTTGCAGGAAATGTAGACTTCAATGGTGACTTAGATGTCGATGGAACAACTAATCTTGATGTCGTTGACATTGATGGTGCGGTTGATATGGCTACAACTCTTACAGTTGGCGGTGAAGTAACAGCAGCTAGTTTAGATATATCAGGAAATGTAGATATTGATGGTACACTAGAAACAGATGCACTATCTTTAAACGGTACAACAGTTACAGCTTCTGCAGCAGACATTAATCTTATAGATGGTATTACTAACGGTACAGTTATAGCAAGTAAAGCAATTGTTACAGATGCTAACATTGACATTACAGGTGGAAGAAACATAACCATTAGTGGTGAGTTAGATGCTGCAACCTTAGACATATCAGGCGATGCAGACATTGACGGAACTTTAGAAGCCGATGCAATTACTATTGCTGGTATAACACTAGCTGAAACAATTAGTGATACTGTCGGAGCTATGGTTAGCTCTAATACTGAATCAGGTATTACAGTTGCTTACCAAGATGCAGATAACACACTAGACTTTACAATCGGTACACTTAACCAAGATACAACAGGTTTAGCAGGAACAGCTACAGCATTAGCAACTGCTAGAACTATTGGTGGTGTAAGTTTTGATGGTTCAGCTAACATAGACTTGCCGGGTGTGAATTCAGCAGGTAATCAAAATACTTCAGGTACAGCTGCAGTAGCTACAACCGTTACTATTACAGACAACGAAAACACAAACGAAAACAACGCAATTGTCTTTACAGCCGGTGGAGACTTAGATGGTGGTAACTTAGGTTTAGAATCAGATGGTGATTTAAAATACAACCCAAGCACAGGAACTCTTTCTGCTACTAACATTTCTGTTACTGGTACACTTAGTACTGTAGACTCAGTTACTATGAGTGCTAACAATGCTGTTGTATTTGAAGGTGCTACAGCTGATGCACACGAAACTACACTTACTGTTGTAGATGCTACAGCTGATAGAACAATTACTTTACCTAACGTATCAGGTACAGTTCCTGTATTAGCTGCAGCAAGTAACACACAAATTACTTCAACACCTGAAGAACTTAATATTCTTGACGGTGTTACAAGTACAGCAGCTGAACTAAACATTTTAGACGGAGTAACTTCAACAGCTGCAGAGTTAAACATCCTTGATGGTGTTACAGCTACCGCAACTGAATTAAACTTAATAGATGGAGTAACAGCCACAACAGCTGAACTTAATATACTCGATGGGGTTACATCAACTGCTGCAGAGTTAAACATCCTAGACGGTGTTACAAGCACAGCTGCAGAGCTTAATGCCTTAGACGGTATTACAGCAGTCGTTGGAGAGCTTAATGCTCTTGACATAGGTAGTACAGCAGTCGGTACAGCAGTAGCTTCAAAAGCAGTTATACTAGACTCTAAC